ATGGGTTCCGATTGATCATCAGCCTGCACCGCCAGATGTGTTGGAGTGGTGTGCGCGTGAGAATGTGAAACCGATCGCGATGTCAAAGTTTGGTTCACGAATGTTGAACATCGCAGGCATCGATCATCTTTACGCTCCTCACGCGATTGAACCTGTGTTCAAACCGACCGAGACTGTCGCGTTGGCTGATGGTGGCAAGATGAGTGGCCGTAAGTTCATGGGATGGGAAGAAGACAGATTCGTCATCTCTATGGTCGCAACGAACAAAGGCAGTCAACCTGCGCGAAAGGCATGGGCAGAGAATCTGCTCGCGTATTCAATCTTTGCGAAAGATCATCCTGATGCTGTTCTGTATCTCTACACCGAACCGATGGGTGCGATGTCTGGTATCAATCTGATTCAACTTCTTGACGCTTGCGGAGTCAGTTCAGACAAATACAAGATCGTTGACCAGTACGCATATCGTCACGGTATGCCACAGAACTTGATGGCTGCGATGTATACGGCGTCAGATGTTCTGTTGGCTTGCTCGATGGGTGAAGGTTTCGGCATTCCAGTGATTGAAGCGCAAGCGTGTGGATGTCGAGTGATTGTTTCGAACTTCACTGCGCAACCTGAGCTGGTCGGTGACGGCTGGACGGTTGAAGGTCAGCCATGGTGGGATGCGGCTCAGAAGTCATGGTTCTTCACACCGTCCGTGCCTGACATCGTGAATGCTCTCAAGTCGGCGTATGACGCGCCTAGAGGGCGTTCTGAGCAGGCTATTGCCCATGCGCAAGGGTATGGAGCCGACACGGTATTTGAGCAGCATTGGAAGCCAACGATGAAGGAGTTGTCCGCATGGTGCCGGTCGTAATCATCCCAGTTCTCAACCGATACGACCTACTCGAACGGTGCATTGATTCGCTCGACTTCCCAGTTGAGAAGATCATCATCATCGACAACGGAGGCAAGATCGAGCAGGACTGTTTGATGATGCCACGCAACAGTCGCCACGGCAAAACATACATCATGAACATGCCGAGCAACCTCGGTGTTGCGACATCATGGAATCTCGGTATCAAGATGACACCGTTTGCTTCGGGTTGGATTCTTCTCAACTCCGACGCTTGGTTCTTGCCAGACAAACTTGAACAGTTCTGGAACGGATGTGACCGAGATGAGATTCATCTCACTGGTTCACCAGAGTGGGCTTGCGCGTGGATCGGATCCGAAGTTGTGAAAGATGTCGGACTGTTCTGCGAAGCATTCCATCCGGCATACTTCGAAGATAACGACTTTGAGCGTCGAGCGGTGCGGATGGGCAAAACAATTCGCAAGTCACAAGACATCATCATGCACGACAACTCGTCAACACTTCTGTCCGATGTGATGTTGCAAGCCAAGAACGCGCAAACTTTCGCATCAAATCTTGAACTGTTCAAACTTCGCAACGCAAGACTTGACGCAGGTCAATGGGATCTGCAACGCCGACTAGATCTAAGTTGGGATTGACATGAGCATCGCCGTGTGTGTCACAGTTTGGGGCGACTTCTGGGATCGGTTCGGTGGACAGTTCATCGAACAGATGGAGAAGTTGAACACAGAACCTGATGAGGTGATCGTGTCTTCACCTGTGCCTTTGAACCTGCCAAAGCATTGGGTTGAGATTGTTCAACCTGACAAGAAGTGGGATTCGTGGAATGACACCATGTTTACTGCAAGATCTGAATGGGTGATGCCTGTCGGAATGGACGACATCTGGTATCCAGACGCGCTTGACGGTCTGACCGATGTTGATGATGATGTGAAGATTATTTGTAATCCGTGGATGCAAGATGGGCAACTTTGGGCTGCATCCGAAGAAGGCTTCAATCAGATTCTGAACATATCAAACAATCCGATGCTTGGTTCAATCTTGATTCGTCGGTCGGTTCTTTGGTCAATCCCATATCGGCAAGTTGTTTGGAATGATTGGATTCAATGGATGGAGATCAAGAAACTCGGATACAAAGTTGCATTCAGAGGCAACCCTTGTGGCGATCATATTAGGCGACCAGATTCGTACTCGATCGCGCCGAAGGCGAACGGCGAACTTGAGTGTGAGCAGATGCGGGCAATCTTGCGTGAACATGAAGTTGTGCCTGGAGTAGAGTTCCCACCATTGATCTTGAAGTAAGATAAGGAACTATGGCAATCACGAACGGCTACGCCACACGCAACCAAATCAAGGCTGCACTTCGAATCGGAACTGCCGACACACAAGACGATGAACTTCTTGACAACTGTGCCGGAGCTGCCAGTCGATTGATTGATGGCTACGCGAACCGACAGTTCTGGGCGTACGGTTCTGCAACAACAAGAGTGTTCACTGCTGGTGACGAGTTTGTGTGCGAGATTGATGACATATCAGGAACCGCGATCACACTCAAAACTTCAACACTTGCCGACGGTCTATTCGACATCACATGGTCTCCAACCGATTGGCAACTAGAACCAGTTAATGGAATCTTGGACGGACTCACCGTTCCGTTCACGCGCATCCGTGCAGTCGGCGACTATCTCTTCCCAACCTTGAATGCGAACTACGGTTCAGAAGCATTGGTGCAACTGACCGCAGTATATGGTTGGCCTGCTGTGCCTGAACCGATCACACAAGCGGTGATCATTCAGGCATCAAGAATCTTCAAGCGTTACGATTCACCGCTCGGCGTTGCAGGCTTCGGAGACTTGGGTGCGATACGAGTGACACGCGCACTCGACCCAGATGTCGCACAACTTGTCGAGCCATATCGCCGAATGCGAATGTTTGCATGACCGCAACAGTCACCGAACTCAAAACAGGATTGCAGACTCGTCTCGCAACAATCACGAACCTTCGCGCATTCGCACAACAACCCGATCAGGTGAACCCTTCAATCGGCGGACTTGCATGGCCGACACTTGAATCAATCACCTATCACGGCGCGATGGGCAGAGGACTTGTCACACATGTCTTCACGGTCAGTGTGATTGTCGGTCGTGCAGCCGAACGCACATCACAGAATCTGCTTGACACTTATCTGTCTTACGACAGCGGGATTCGTGCCGCAATCGAAGCCGATCAGACACTCGGCGGATATGCCCAGACCTTGATCGTGGAGGAGGCATCTAACATCGCAACCGTTGACGCGAACGACACCACCTATCTAACTGTTGACTTTCGGGTCGTGGTGTACGCTTAGGTGATGGCAAAGTATCAGGTCGTTGAGGGCTTCACTGTTCTCGGTAAACAATATCCAGCCACTATTGATGGTGAGGAGTTTGATCATCTAGACTCTCTAGTGCAATCGGGTCGCATTGTCTTGGTCGCAGATAAACCAACCTCGAAAGCCGAAACGGCAGGAGATAAATAATCATGGCAAAGTTAGTCCTTCTTAACTCAAATGTTTCTTTGAATGGCACGGACATCACAGCGAATGTGGCTGCAATTACCCTAAGCACCTCAGCAGCCGAAGTTCCAACAACTTCGTTCGGCAGTGGTGGCGCAGTGACCCGCGTATCAGGATTGATTGACAATTCTGTCACACTGTCATTGATGAACGACTACAACGCGATTGACGGATTGGTTCAACCATTGATCGGTTCAACCGCTGTCACGATGATTGTGAAACCAGCAGGCACAGCCGCAGCAGGAACCGCTTCACCTCACTACACATTCAGCGTACTTTGCACAGAGTTCAGTTTGGTCAACGGTGCGGTCGGCGAGTTAAACACAGCCGATGTAACTTGGCCAATTAGCGGAACGATCACCAAAACTGTTGCGTAGTTCTTAAACAAATAATCAGGAGGTAAGAATGAAAATCAATCTAGAGGTGACGACGCTTGACGCTGTCACCACGAAAGTGTCTGCACAGTTCGCCGACTTCATCGCATTTGAGAACGAGAAGAATCGTTCGGTCGCAAACTTCCAAACAGAACTTCGCCTCACCGACCTTGCTTGGTTGGCGTGGCACGCAACGAAGCGCACGAAGAATACTGCGATGAAGTTTGAAGAATGGATTGAAACTGTTGAGAGTGTGGAGGTTGGAACCGATTCTGCGGTGATCAACCCTTTGGAGAAAACTCCGCTCACTGGCTGATCGCCTATCTAGCGTGTGAGACTCACATCGCTCCATCTTTACTTCTGCAAGAATCACCTAGAATGCTCTACACGATGCTCGGCTATCTGCGCTGGAAGAGTGTCAAGATGAACCCACCGCAAAGGATCAACTGATGGCATACTCAGCATTCCCGAATCTGCCAGGCGACACTGGTGGAACTCTCGGTCGTGCCGGTGAAGCTGCTGTCGCAGGCAACACGGTCGTCGTCAAAGACTTGTTTGAGATGTTGCGCAAGTTCTCGAAGGCATCTCCGCAGTTCAATAAAGAGATGCGCAAGGTCGCTTACACAATCGCGAAAGATCTCCAAGGTTCGGTTCGTATCGAAGCGGGATCGGTTAGTCGAGCTAGTCAAGCGATACAAGTTGCCAAAGGCTTACGAGCGAAGAATGATCGAATCCCGACTATCGCGTTGCGTGGCAGTGAACCTTTCATCTCGAAGTCTCGTCCGAATAGTCGACGCAAGAAACCAGTGACCCGCGCCGATGTGTTCTTCGGTGCAGAGTTCGGTGGTGGTGCGACAAAGACAACCAAACAGTTCTTGCGACATCGTGGTCAGTCTGGTTACTTCTTCTGGCCGACCGTGCGCAAACGCAAGAACGAGATTGCCAAACAATACTTAGAAGGCATGGACCGCGTGGTTAGGGATCTAGGCATCGGCTGATACTTGCAATCGGCTGAGGATTCGCTATCCTTGAAGTCGGAGGTTCTGCACAATGTTTGAAGTCGTCGGGTTCCCATCGGTCAAATCTGTCTATCCAAAGACCATCGCCGAATCGTGGATGCAGTTTGCTTCAATGCTCGGCAAGCATGAAGAACGTCAAAAGAAGTCCGATGGTGCGCTGTACTCGCCTGTCACCTATCGTGAGTACACAACGCGAGGCAATCGCAACGTGTCGCACATCCACGCGCTGGTTGCCGACCTTGACGGTGAAGCATTTGAGAATTGTGATATCGGATCGTATATCCACTT